CAAACGCTTCGCAGTAGCGATCGCCGCCGCGTGGAAGGCTACAGCTCACGAAGCGGGAGATGATCTCGGATCAGTGCTCCGCGACTACAAGCGCGGCGTGGTAATCTCTCAAGCGACCCCGAACATGGTCATCGTCACGCTTCAGGGGATTGTTCCGAATCTGCTTGAACAGGGACAACCTCCACATGACATGAGAGATTACCTCCTGCGTACTGTGAGGGTGGGCGCGTCTCCGATACGTCGAACTAAAGACGGGCGCCCTTATCGTTTCATTATGTTTAGACGAAAAGTCGCAGAGATTAGGCGCATGGGCATGAAGGGTGCGTATGACGAGGCGAAGAGCCTTGAGGCGACCATGAGCGGGTCCGAGGGGCGGCTATTGTACGGCTCACGGATGCCGAGTGGGAGAGCAAAACACTATATCAGCAGAGGGGGCGTGAGATCTGTATCAGACGCGCTCTCAGGTATGGTGAAGCTCGTAGGGGTCACGACCGCAGAAGGCGCGCAACGTGGAGGCACGAACACCACATACGCGACATGGAGAACGGTCTCCTATAAGCGCCCTGAAGCATGGCAACACTCAGGACGCCCCGCGCTGAATCTCGCGCATCAGGTGATCGATAACATTAACCAGGTCGCAGAGGATGCAGGGCTATGATTCATCATCATCTCACCACAGCGCTGAGAACATCGCTCGCATACTATCTTGATCAAGCGAATCAACAAGCGCTTCTCGATCACCTGTACAACACTGCACACAATGACGCGACATTGATCAAGATCATTGAAGAGTTACGCGAGAAGACGCCGAAGGTCATTCCACACGCGACCGCAGGCGCTCAAGCGCTCCCTCTCGTAGTCTGTCAACAGATGAGTCGTAATGTGATACATAGACCGCTCGGAGGATCAGCACTCGGAGTAGAGCAGACGATCTCAAACCAGAGCGCACAGATCGAGGTCATGACCGCAGGCGCGGAGTCTGCGGAGGTACTCTCACAGATCGTGATCACCGCGCTCCACGCGCTCAGAAAAGATTTCATCGCTAATGGATATCTCACATTTCAGTTTGAGAATATCGCGGAGCTTGCACCTCAAGAACTTTTAGCCGCTGAAGAGTTAGGGGTATTTGTGCGAAGGCTCAATATCACCGCGATGATGCACGACAGCGCAGGCGTGAATCTGTTTAGCCCTGATCAGATCGTGGGTACATTGAGCTTGGGTCTATCTCCTCAAGGTCGCGTGACACCTATCTAAATATCGGCTATAATAGCCACCTAACCGAGAAATAAGGAGCGCTGAAATGCCAAGTATTCTCTCTTCTTCAGGGTTTCCACGCACAGCGCGCCCCGCGATCTATACACGGATTGATGCAAGCGCGCTCGCAGGTGGAGACGTAGCGAGCGGAAACATCGCGATCGTGGGCGATTTCCCAAGCTTCCAGACCTCTACCCCTACACTGTTTAGCTCACGGCGTGCGCTTAATGCGTATGATGCGAGTGATCTCGATCTTGAGTTGATCTCTCAACTGGCGTTTAGCCCTAGCGATGACCCTGCGACAAGTGGCGGCGCGTCAAGCGTGCGGATGGTAAACGCGCGAGAGAACTCACAACAGGCGTCTCTCACTATCGGACCGCTCACGCTCAAGAGTCGGATCTGGGGCCAGAAGGGTAACCGATTACAGGGAACCTTGAGTCTCGCGAGTGGTACATACACTCTCGCGCTCTCGCGTAACGGGCTCACTGAGTCTTATGATGTAGATAATGATAACCTGTTCAGCGTGACCAACGGAGACGGGGCCAACGCGCTTCAGGTCAAGATTCAGGGTGGTACACTCACCCTGATTCGTAATAATGTCACGCTCCTCATCGCGACCACCGCAGAGGCGCCAGACCTCGCGAGCGCTGTACAGCTCATGAACGCTCTCGATGATGTGACCGCGACACTCATTGAACCTCGCGAGATCCCTCTTGATAAGGTTGACTCGATTGATCAAAACATCGCCGCGACCGCGACACATCAGTTCACCGCGCCGAGTTTCCTGATCCTTGAAGCGCTCTCTTCAAGCACATTGATCTCAAGCGTGACCATCGACACAAGCGCAGGCGCCGCCGCACTTGCTACGGGTTCATTTAATGCCTCTGGCGGTGGGATGGGTAACGGGTTTGTGTATCAGAACGCGCTCGCGAGCCTTGAGAATCAAAATATCCAGATTGTTGTACTCTTCACTGAAGACGCGACCTCACAGAGCTTTCTACCTGCACACCTGACCGCGAGCGCGACCGCAGGATATGAGCGTCAAGCTTATTGTGCGATCGCCTCAACAGAGAGTCTTATCAATGTCAAGACGCGCGCTGTGAGTCTTAACAATGCAGGAATAGCGCTCGCGTCACAGAGCATTAAGCTGATCACACCGCGAGGTAAAACCGAGACCAAGAGCCCGAAATACACCGCGCTCATGTTGGCGGCGATGCAAGCGGGATCTGACACAGGCGAACCGCTGACACGTAAGCGTCCACGGATCATCGAGACCTCTCAGACATGGGATAGTTACGCAGATATTGAGCAAGCGCTCAAGAGCGGTACAATCGCGATCAGTACAGATAATCTAGGGCCACGAGTCGAGCGCTCGATCACTACCTATCTCACTGATAATAATCCCGTATACTGTGAGATCAGCGCGTATGAGAGCATCTTGGTCTCTCTTCGTTCACTTCGGTCTTCCCTGGCTGATCAGATTGGGCGCCCTACTCGCGCGAGTCAGGTACCCTTGATCACCTCGCGAGTACAAAGCTCGCTCACTGCTCAGGTACGAGATGGAGTGATCAAGGCATTTCAAAACATTCAGCTAGAAGATCTTGGTGACCAGATCGCGATCAGTTACGAAGTCGCGCCCGTTGAACCTCTCAACTTCATCACGATCACCGCCGTCGCGGTACGCATCACAGCATAAGGAGCCTAGACCATGCCTGCATATAGAGGAATCAGCGGCGCGAGCTGTAAAGTATTTTTAAGCTCAACAGGTCAAGAGATCGGGTGGGCTACAGGCGTCAACGTCTCTGAGAATATCCAAACTCAGCGCGTGGACGTGATCGGAGAGCTTGACTCTCAAGAGATCATCCCTGTACGCCGCACCGCTACTCTGAGCGTTGACGCGATCCGCATCTCTCGACAAGCACTTGAGGACAATGGTGCTTGGCAGAAGGGGAGCACGAACGATGTACTCAACGCGGGAGGCATTGACATGAGCGTGATTGATCAAAACTCAGGTGACACGCTCCTGACCCTTGAGGGATGCCGACCCACGACTAGAAACTTTAGGCTAGACTCTTCAAGCTTATTCAGCGAGAATCTGAGCTTTGAAGTGAGAAAAATCGTCTACCCTAACGAGTGAGTGAACCATGAGCTTATCTGAGATCAGAGAGCGCGCAGAAGCGCGGCCACAAACCACACCTTCTCCAGAGATCACAGATCAGGAGAAGGTACTCCATATCTCATTTGAGCTACAAGATCGCGAACTCAACGCAACGGTCACCACGCGAATCCTGACGCTTGAGCAGAGCCTGAAGCGAGACCGCGCGCTTGTACAGTTATCAGCCCCTGAGAAATATGATGATCTTCCCGCGATGGTCAAGCTCAGGATTTACGCGCTTGCAACATGCGCTCAGGCGCTCTTAGATCCCCCTGAGTGGTTGGATGAGTGGATCGGTAGATACGACCCTCTCTTGTTCGCTGTATTTGAGGAGGTGAGCGCTCATGAGCGCGCGTTCTTTCGATCAGACATGGGAGAGGGCGAAACTCAAGAGGAAACACCAAGGATCAAAATTCAGAGCTTCTCAGCTCCCGAAGCTTGACCCCTGTCCTCTCGACCCTAACCGCTCAAATCTCCATCCCGCGCTTCTCTTAGAGCGGGACCTCTTAACGCTTGAAGATCAGGCGTTTCAGGATCTAGCCCCTGCACATGCTCAGAAGCTCCATGACAATCAACCTGCTCAGACAGGGATCGATTGGATCGACGAGCTTGAGCGTAGACTCTATAAGGAGGGCTGATCATGGCCCAAGAGACAGAAATCAAGGTCAGAATTGACGATAACGAGGCGCTTCAAGCGCTCCGTGAAATGGCGTCACTGGTGAGTCAAATCTCAGACGGTCTCGGAGGACTGAAAATGTCTCCTGATGCCGTACCGAGTGCGCCGAGCACAGCACCGAGCGAGGAGAGAGACGAAGATCAGCGCAGAGAGCGCAAGGTAGGGGCCTTTAGGCGCGCATTAGAGGCAGAGACTAAGGCGAGCATTCACGCGATGACGAGTCCTCAGACTATGAGTTCTCTCACGAATCGCTTCGGAGACATGCTGACGAATTTAGGAAAAACCGTTGCATTTGGCGCATTTGGTAGTCTTATGGGGCCAGCAGGTGAAGTGGTCAAGGCTCTCGGTCGATCCATCGCGGCGCGTGAGGCGCGTCTCGGTGAAATTATGAATTTAGAAGCGCTTGAGACCGAGATGAGAGGGGTGATTGAGACAGGAGACGCGAAGGCACTAGGAGAGAGCAGGACGAAAGCACTTGAGAAATTTGGCCTTGATTCCACTCAAACGCGCCAGTTTATGCTAGGGGTCGCAGGCGCGGCAGGGTTTAGGACAACAGAAGGAGATCTCTCAACAGCGCGCCTTGAGCGTCTCGCAGGCGCAGAGAGAACAGGGGTGAGCGCTCAAGGTATCGCGGCCCTCGCGGGTGCATTGACTCAGAACATAGGGCAAAGCGTAGGGGATTCACTGGATCAGAGTTTGACCCTTCGCAATATTGCAGAGAATAATCTTGACCTTAGAGGGGCGGGGGTTGATAGATTTCTTGGTCAAATGGGCGGTTTTGTTGAAGGACTCACCGCGCGGGGAATCAGTACCTCAAAAGACTCACTAGCGAGAACCACGGCAGACATAAGCGGGAGACTTGGACGATTTGGAAAAGGTCAGAGACCTATGCAAATCATGAACGCGCTTTCAGGAGTAGGACAAGGCGCATTTAACCAGATCGCCGCACCCCTTCAAGAGATCGCGCAGATGAGCACGCTTGCAGATATTATGAGCAGGTCTCCTGATATTTTCTCTGCGATGCAAGAGGCTGAAAAATTTCAAGAAGATCCTGAAAATGTAATTGGTGTGATCTCAGAGATATTTGGAACAGGCAGAACCGCACAGGCTGTACTTGGGTCAGTGAGCGGCATAGGTACACGAGACGCTAAAAGTCTACTTACGGGAAGGGCAGGGAGAGTACAGGGGAAAGACCGACTCACTGCAGATGAAATCACAAAAGGGTTAACATTATCAAAAGCCCAAGCGGAGGAAACAGGAAAGACCATCAGATCTCTGCGAGATGACCCCAAAGATGAAGCAAGCTTTAAACAGATCATAAAAGTGAGCGGTGAAATGGAGCGCTCGACCTTAGCCATGACTGAGAATGTCGAATTATTAACTAAGGTCACAGATGCACAAGTTAAACTCTCTAAAACAACGACAGATGCTGTAAATCTGGTTACTAAAGCGATAGATAAGCTTCTTGACCTAGTAGATTAACCATGAACATCAAACTATACACCGATAAAGAGATCTTTGACATCACTGGATATTGTACCTCTGTACAAGTCCAGATCGGGCTCTATGCGCCCTATCAAAACGCCTCTGTAGATGTAAAAGTGCCCCTTGAACTGATCCGTGACGTGCTCCCACATTACGAGGAGACCGCCGCGATTGATCTTGATACATGGATCGTGATCTCTGATCATATTGAGCATGAGGGAGTACAGCGCGCGATCTTCCTCGGACGCCTGACAGCGGTCAGCTATGGGGTAGAGGCAGACAGCGCCAAGGAAAGCGCAGGGATCATCTCAACGCCCTTGATCTCGATCACCGCGCAGAGCTTCATCGCGCCATTGGTAGAGAGTCAGCTCTATCTCTCCGCGAAGGAACAGCTAAGGGGCCACATCTACGAGGTGAACAGTTATGGAAGACTACTCAAGAGCGCGATATCGAGCGCTTTTAGGAACAAAACTAATGTAGGTAGGGTACTTGGAACTCTCTATAGCACGTTATCAAAACCGTATCGGCTCCCTAAAACCCTCGCGAGTGGCAAATCCCTCCAAGCGATCCCTGTGATCTTTTCGCGAGAAAGAGCGGATCAATTCGCACCTCTGAGATCTAATCTCTATCGTCATGTGTTCGGGTTAGCGCTCAACGCTTCTCACATCAGACCCACAGGGGCGCCTTGGTCAGCGCTCACAGCGCTCTTTGATGCTGATCCGAGTATCATTGAACTATTCCCTTCACTTGAGCCTAAAAGCACAAAAGGAGAAATCTCAAACGCGCTCGGCTCAACGCCAGTGATCATGTACCGCCTAAAACCGTTCATTTTTAAAAATCCGAGGCGCCAAGAGGTGGACCCTGATTCGCCGCAGGTTCAAGAGCACGCGCGCAACGTCAAGACCTTGATCACGTCAAGTGAGATCATCAGGGTAGGATTCAGCGTCAAGAGCGCGGATCGGATCAACGGGGTCTATGTAGATACTCCGCTCAACGCCTCACGCGGCGTTGACCCATTTGGGATCTTAGGGCGCCCTACAATCGATCGGGAGGACGTTTCAAGGGCAGGTCTGAGGCTCTATAGGGGTCAATGGCCTTTTCTCCCTGTAGGGCGTAATACTAAACCTGAATCACTCACCCGTGAAATTCAACATATCATCAGTCTCGTTGATCAGATCGCCAGAGATCAACATAGATACATCAACGGCACAGCCACAACGCGCCAGAGGCTCGATATCAACGCGGGTCACTGGATCAAGCTTGAGATCACTGGACCGCACACCCACGAGTATTTGATTTGTTATGTGGAGACGATCACGCACCGCTCGACAGTGTACGAGAACAGCATCATAGAGAAGCGCTCTACTATCTCATTCACTCGCGGATTCTATCGAACAGGAGAACCTGAACATGGGCATTAAATCATTCGTGAATCGAGAGCGCATGTATTTGAGGATCATGCAGGTGATTGATCGCTATGTCGTGAACGGTACTCCTGAATGTGACCTCGTTGATGGGTCAGGGGTCATTTATTCAGGGTGTACAATCATCTCTCTCGGTGGCGCTGATACAGATCGCATGAGCACGCCTCCCATCGATGCGGAGGTGCTCACGCTCACCCAAGGTGGAGGGGCGCCCTATATTGTCGGGGCGCTTGCAGAGGATCAGAAATATGTTGAGGTGATCGAGCTTGATAACGCGGGTGAGTACCCTCTCAATCAGATCGGGATTGATCACAGCGAGTTGAAAAGCAAAGGAGCCAGGATCATCGCAGGAGACGAGAGCTTATACTTGACCCCTAGGACGCGCATCCAAGGGTTGCTTGAGATCAGCTCAGGCGCGACACCTGCACAACATCTCGCGATCGCAGAGCCTACGATCGACACCCTGACACAGTACCAAGCGCGGATCATCGAGTTAACGACCGCTGTGCAGAGTCTCCAGACTGCTTTTGAGAGTATGAAGGTAGCGCTTGCAATCGACCTTAGCTTAGGAGCACCTACAAATCTAAATAATGTAGCGACACCAAGTGATCAAATATCGCCAACCCCCGACCCTAATGATACAATATCCTCAGATCTCGCAACCATAGAGAGGTGATGCTATGCCGTCGAATTCAGGAATAAGCCTCTCTGGCGCTTTCGCGAGCCTCGCGCGGATCAATACACGTTATCTGATCGAGTGGCATAGGGCGGGATCACTTTATCAATCAATGGCGCTCCCCCTTCCACCGAGCGCGCTCACGATCGAGCAGAGCGCACCAAAACAGATCATTTATACCCTAGGCGATGATCCTATTAGAGAGATCGGGAGATATAAGAGCCGATCTATTGAACTCTCTGGAAGCGCAGGCTATGACGCGCGACCCTCGATCACGGCAGACGGTAAGGTGATCAGCGCTTTCGGCCCTGATATCCTGATCGCGTTTAGGAAATTTTTAGAGGATTATCAAAAAACGACATCTAAAGAAGGTCCTGACACAGTCACTGAAAAGAAACGACTCAATCAACATCAGCTCATTTTTAGAGCACTTGATGAGGATATTCATTTAAAAGTAGAGGTGGACGCGCTCACGATTCAGCGATCCGCAGACGGTGACAACCTCGCGCCTGCGTGGACGCTTCAATTGAGCGCATATGATAGTGCAGATGAGCCCCCAAAAGACGCGCATCTCTTTGATATTGAGGGCGCCTTGAGTGGGGTCACTAACGCGATTCAGATCGCGGCGAATGCAACCGCCGCCGCTCAACTGATAACAGAAGGAACCAACGCTTATTTAAGGAGATCACTTCAACCGCTCCTTTTATCGCTAGATCAACTGACCAACGCCGCACGCGGAACCGTGGACGCTATCGCAGAGATCGCAGATATACCCAATGACATCATACGTCAGATAAGTAAAACATCAGGGCGTATTAGATCATTGATCACGAGCGTGATTGATGAGGTGGTCACTTTTGACGATGAGATGGGCGCTGAATGGGATCTATTACTCACGACTCTCGGACTCGCTGAAGAGGCACAGATTCAAGCAGACAGCACCGCGACAACTGCGCCGTACCTGCTCTCTGATCTCGCGCGAGCGATTGAGCCTCCTCTCTTACCAAACATTCAACAGACACAGAGCGCACCACGTCCACCTCGTGAGCAGGTGACCACCTACCGGCTCAGGCTCGGTGAAGATTTGAGGGTGCTCGCTTTTCGCCTCTTCCGCGCTCCTGAGCGGTATGTGGAGCTTCAACTTTTAAATGGGTGGTTGAGTGAGCGACATAATCAGCGAGGGTTACCCGCGCGAGAGGGTGATTTGATCCTTCTCCCTGCGATCGATACACAGCCCACGAACCCCACGCGCAACCAGAGATCCCCATACGGTCAAGATTTGATGATCGATCCCAAAACAGGAGATCTTGAGATGAAGGGGCGTGATTTTACGCTGATCAGAGGAGCGCGAAACATCGAACAGGCCGCACGTCATCGGCTCACGACCACGCAGAGCGAGACACCGATCCTCGATGGGTACGGACTCCCTCAGAGGATCGGGGAACGGGTCACGATAGAGAGCGCAGGATATCTCAGCGCGCACATACGAGAACAGCTCACCAGAGACCCAAGACTTGAGAGCGTGAATGTGATAGAATTACAAGATAAAGGCGATCATCTCAGCGCCTCTGTTGAGTTTAGAGCGATCGCAGGCGCGATCTTTAGCGAGAGGATAGCGATATAATGGCCTATATACCTAGAGAGAGAGCTGAACTCGCTCGGATATTCCTCGGATCTCTGATCACGAGATCAGAGCTAGACGACACCGCTCAGGGTAGTGTGATTGATGTCATCGCTCAGAGTCAAGCGGCCCTCGCGTCATCTACCGAGCGCAGGATCAAAGGCGTTCGTGATGCGTTCGATTTCCGTAACGCTTCAGGGGCTGAGTTAGACGAGCGTTTAGGGGAGTTTCCACCAAACACGATCACGCGACTACCTGCGACCACAGCCACCGGTACAATCACCGTCACGATCCCCGCGCAAGCGTCTGATCTTGGGATCTCTCAAGGCGCGAGCTTTAGCGCGTCAAGTGCTCCTGACATTCTCTATTCAGTGATCACCGCGTCCACGATCAGCGCAGGGGCTACGAGTAAAGATCTCACAGTAGAAGCGAGTGAGGAGGGGAGAGCGGGAAACATCGGAGCGGAGAAGATCGACACGGTTATCGATGCCCCTGTTCAGATCACGAGCGTGACCAACAGCGCCGCGCTCACTAACGGACAAGAGGAGGAGAGCGACAGTGAGCTGAAACGGCGCGCGCTCCTCTACCTTCAAAGTCTCGCCAGATCACAACCCCCCGCGCTTGAGTTTGCCGCGCTCAACTACTCAGGAACCGAGCGAATCACGCTCGCGAGCCTTTATGAAGATCCTAACGTTGCGGGTATGAGTTATCTGTATGTCGATGATGGATCAGGTACACTCGGAACACGCACCGCTACAGGTCACAGATACACAGGCACAGCGACCGCTGAAGGGCCTACTGTGATCTATCATGACGCACCCGCGGTTAACACGCTCACGATCTCTTACGTTGACCCCTCAACGAGCCTCACACGCACAGTGAGTCCCCTTAAATATGTCAGTATCCCAGAGCGCGGAGTGATCTACCTTGACGCTGACGCGATCCCTGATACAGCGGTTTGGACCCTCGGTGCTTATCAAGTGTTCACAGGTCCGATCGCAGAGATTCAGAGAACCATTGAGGGAGACCCCGCGCGCCCTAACGAGTACGCAGGATGGAGAGCGGCAGGTACTCGCGTGAGGGTTTATCCTCCAATCGTCACGCGCCTTGACGCTGACATTCACTTGACCCCTGAGAACGGTTTTGAATTAAATGCACTCAGTCAGAGTGTAGAAGCTCGATTGATCGATGAGTTGAGCGTATACCGTATTGGTGAACCTCTATTTGTCGCGAGGCTCACAGAGATCATTATGGGGGTTGATGGGGTGAGAAATATCACGCTCTATGCTCACGAGACAGGAGATGACGCCGCACCGATTCCGCTTCTAGATCTCTATCCTCAGTCGAATCGCGTTGTACGTCTCGGTACACTCAAAATCATCCCCGCACCAGAGGAGACCTGATCGATGGATAGAGTTAAATTAGAAGCGCTTGAGCGCGCAGATCTTGAGGACGTTAAAGCACTCACAGATCTAGCCTATGAATATGACCAGAGAGCACTCGGCGCGCTCCTCGGTGCATCTGATCTGAGCACCTATGATGGAGGGCTCTTGAGCGGCCCAGAGGTCACTTATGATCATGGAAACGGTCAAATCACACTGTCCTCATTCACGTTTGTTGAGTTTACCACAGGCGGCGCCCCCGTAGACAGTAACGGAAACAGTCTCTCACCAGAAGCGAGAGTGATCCGTTTTGATAGCTCTAAATCTGGACATAATAACCACCCTATCGATGTGAGTAGCGCGCGCACAGTAGGCACGACCTACACACTTTATGCTCGATCTGTTCAAGTAGCGAGTGATGCGAGCGCGCGCAGACGATGGGATATCAGCTCGCAGTCAGAGGTCAGCTACTCGCCCACTACTCGACTAAGAGAGCGTGTAGTGTTTAAAGCAGGTACGACAAGACCCTTAGAAAGCACGACCGCAGGTGATGGACAGTGGGCGCCCCTCTTGACGTATTCTGTTGACAGCGCAGGCACGCTCACACATACACCGATCAGCGCCCTTGATAATGCTGATGTTCGGGCGATTGCGCTACAACAGGCAGGCTTGAGCCCTGTACATATAGACTCACATGATTTCATTACATCGTCAGGCACACAGAGTAAAAGTCACGGGCTTTTGAGTTTGTTAAGTGCGATCAAGCTCGCCTTGTATCGTAATCTGCATTTAGGCCAACTTGACACGCTCTACACACCGAGCGCGACCGCTAAATGGTTTAGCGCACCTCCCTTGAGCACTAAAGAGATCAAGCTCAGGATTGAGCAACTAGAGACAGACACTCAGGCAGTAGAAGTACGCGCTACTGATCTTGAGAGCGTTACTCACGCACTGATCAGGGTTGAGGCTACATGGTCAACGTCTACCAACGCGGTGCATTTGCGAACCGACGCGCCTCAAGGCACAAGTCTCATTTTAGATGGATCTACTATGTCAGGGGCTCAAGCGCTTGGAGATACCGCACTAACTGCCACTGATTTTGAAAAAGCTCTAAGGCGTCCAGTGGTTACACTCCCCGCGCCTGCCTCTGGTAAATCTTGGAAACTCTTATCTCACAATATTATCCCGTTAGTTTCACCGAGTAGCCCTGATTCAATGACTGACACGCCCACAATAGACAATCGGCCTAAAGGTTTCAATTACGGGATCATTTACGGTTTACCCTCTGGTAATGTACCCCTCTCATCTGATCCTGTGCCTACAAGAAGTCTTATTAAACAATCCTACAGCGTAGCGCCTGCAACGGCCCCTAGCACAACAGTGGTTCAACCTTACGCGATTCCGTTTATTATTAGAATGGAGCCGAGTCTCGTATCGAGTGAATTAAAATTTATCTATGATATCCAGATGACGCTTCAACAGGTGACCTCATGACAATTACAGCTCACGCGGGATGGACAAACAACCCTGTATCTAATCCTAACGCGACGATCACGCAAAGTTTACCTCTCCAATCTCAGACCTATAACGTGTTTGGTGGCGCTGTTGACTCTGCGAACCCTAGCGCGAGTTTCACGTTTGCGTGGTCGATTCTATTACCAAGAACAGGACAGACCGCGAGTCTATCAAGCTCTACTGCACAGAATCCAACCCTTCATGTGAACAGTACATGGGGTGATCTGAGGCTGTTTGTCGTAGCTACGAACCCCGCCACGGGTGAAACCTCTGAGATAGATCCAAAGATCGCACCCGCGAGCGCCTTTTGTACGCTCCAGATCGAGAGCGCGGCGCGGTCTCTGCGTCTCCCTGCGATCGGTTCACGAGACTGGTACACTGCATTTGACACGATCACCAACACGCTAGACACCCTCACGATCAATAATGGGATCACATCAGCGACCGTTAACGGCGCGGGTGAGTTGATCATCACTCTCAGCGATGGGAGCACGATCAACGCGGGAGTTGTAAAGGGCGCAGATGGAACGAACGGAACGAACGGGACCAACGGAGCAGACGGCGCTGATGGAGCAGACGGCGCCGCAGGTCCATCACAGCGCATTTTCACGTATAGCGCACACGTCACACACTGGTATGATCTCGACGGAACAGTGATGAGGACGGGCTTCAACCCCGCGAAACCCGAACCAATCGCGGGTCCCTGGTACGCTCCCACAAATCTCACGGTCCAACAGATCAGCGTGAGCGTGAGAAACTCAGGGAGTCAGAATAACAGCGCGACATTTAATCTGTTCACGACCTCTCAAGCGAACTGGAAAACAGATCAACTTACGAGTGATTCAAACAGCGCAACGATCACGAGCACCGCGAACAATTCCCCGCAGTCTCATAAAATTACACCTTCAAGCCTGACGATCAGCGCGGGAACGCTATTCGGAATCGAGATGACCTCGCCGTCGAGTGGGGTGATGCATGGGATCTCGATCGCGATCGTAGCACAGGAGACCTGATATGCGCGGATATGGAGACCCAGAGAGCGGAGGACTTGGATACGGTGACCCTGAATCCCTCGCAGGTGTCGCGCTTGAGCGCGGGTACGGCTCTCCTAATCAAGAGGCGCTCCTGTACCTTGAGCTGAGATCTTCAAAAGTTCACCATCGAGGAGGGGCGAAAGTACAAGTCACAGGTCCCTTGAGCGATAACCTCTCACCCTTCAGACTCTCGATACAGGTTGAGGGTGTGCTGACCTATTTCTACTCAGGGATCGCGAGTCAAGGGCCGAACCTCCTCAAGCGGCGCGGTGATCTTGAGGCGTACACGCCCCCTGCTCCTGCGGGTAGTTACACGATCACGCTTCACTGTGGGCCGAATTTCGCGCAGACGTACACGATCGGAACCGCGCTCAAGATCGAGCCTGACAACCGAGGGAGTGAGCGATATTTATCACGTCGATTACCTCCAAGTTTTTATCAAACAGGCGCCAGATTCAACGGGCTTGAGCCTGTAGATTTTGCAGTCTCTAAACCCGCGCGCCCTCCCTACCTGCACATGATTCTTGATATCTTCGGGCGCATCTCACAGGAACACGTGGGATCACCTCAAACGGTCCTATCTCGTGATCACGCGAGGGGTGAGACTGATCTCTCTACAGAGAGTACGCTCTCTTTTCCTGACAGCGGCGTGGTGAGCGTGGGCGGTAGACGATACACCTACACGCACTCAGGATCTCAGATCGTCCTGAGTGGTGGACTCAAGCGCAACTTACCCAAGCTCTCAGAGGTGGTGTTTTATGCTCCGTGATCAGTCGCACGTCAGAGAAGCGCGCTCAGACACGCTTATTCATCGCTCACCGAGAGATTATCTTGAAACCTTAGCAACCCTTTACGGTTTACCTCTTGAGGCTACAGAGACCCCGTATGCGTCTCAATCTGCATTCCTTCATCAAGCGCTCTATAGTGTGAGGGGATCATATACAAGTCTCGTTTCTCAGTTAGCCGCGCTGTTTCAAGAGCATATCATCAAGGCCACAGGCGCGACCTTAACCCCTGCCGCCGCTCCATATCTCACATCATCGAGCATCACCGCCGCGTGGGGAGAGGAGCGCTTGATTAGGGTATCAGGTGCGCTTTATCACTCTACTCATTATGATAGCAATACCTCGCGCCTCTACCTCTCTCCTGCTCAGTCGCTCGCGATCTCAGGAGCCCCTACAAGTGGGAGCGCTCAGACTCTAGATCTTGAACTGTTACCTTTTACGATCCGTGAACCTCAACCGAGCGAGATCAAAGCACAGCGCGGAAGGACTCAAGAGGCTCAATGTGTCGTGATCATTGATATGATTACACCTGACGCAATGATCACACCTCCGAGCTACTGGAGGGAGAACGCAGACGCGCGCACAAATGACCCTTTTGGAGCGCACATACTTGATCTGTTTAGCTCGACAGAGAGCGAGAGAAACGGTAATCAAGACATAGGGCCTTATCCCTTGTATTTTACAGGTGAAGACTACGGCCCCTCTATCAGATCCCTCTTCTCTGATCTCCTCGCCGCAGGTATAGAACTGAGAATGAGACTCAAAAGAACATTTAACCCGTAAAGCGAGCAAGATATGGAAATCAACCCCGCACTTTTACCCCTTGAGACGCTCGCATGGACCGCGATCAGCGCATGGGCGCTCGTTGAGTGGTGCAGACCGCTCCTCACGATGTTTGACATACAAGGGCCGCAGAGAGTCCTTGCGCTTCGCTCCATGGCGCTTGTCGTTGGCGCGGGTGTTGGTGCGCTGATTCACCCAGAAGTGACCGAAGATGAGACGCTTGTGCTCTACGGTGCAGTGATCGGACTCGGCGCGGGTGCAATGAATAGTATTATTGTGAGCATCCTCAAAAAGAAGGTTCGGCGCGCGATCGGTGAGGAGTCTGATAATGAGTCCAATTGATCAACCGACTGCCCTTGAATGGGTCTGGAGAGGGCTATCTCTTCTCGCGATCCCTGTACTCGCTTGGGTACTCAAGCTCTCAGGGGATCTTGCGCGCGCTGATGTTGAGCGCGCTAGTTATGAGCGCCGTATCACTCAGCTAGAGAATGACGCGCGACAGGACACAAAAACGCTAACAGAGATCAAGGGATTGATCATTGAACTCAAGACTCAGAACGTGTCAATGGCTGAAGACATCACAGAACTCAAGCGGAGACTCAGACAATGACCGCCGCGCTCAGGATCATCACCGCGAGCCTGCTCTTGATCTTGATCTCTCTCTCACTACGCGCGTGTACCGCTCCACCTCCCCCGCCCCCTTTACCTGAGCCTGAAGCGGAAGAGGAAGAGGAAGAAGACCCCGCGCGAGAGATCCTTGAGGAGTTGCGCGCACTGAAGACACAATCGATCTCATCTCAAGAGGACATGCGCCTAATTTTGGATGAGATGCCGCCCGTCAGGATCTCGCGCTTCGTCAAGACCCTTCGTCCAGATGCGAGAGCACCACGCCTCAACCTCGATCGGCAGATCAGGCAAAAAGGGCTTGATCCCCTGGATCATAAGCCGAGCGAGTTCATCAGCCGCGACACTCGCGCGCCCCTCTGGGACCTCCAAAATGATCTCGTCATGGATAAACAGAACAGGACGCGCACCAAATAGAGCGCTTTCGGGTTCCATCCAACACGCTCTTACAACATCATAGAGCGCGCATTTTGCACCGTCGGCAACGAGACCTTGAAAATAGCTATTTGCTCCATCGGTAAATCCGATCCCCCCGCGCCGTCTCCCGCTGTAGTGATGGATGAGGTAACCTCTGGTGACATCGCGTTTCACCTGATCGAAATACAAGCGCATCTCGGGCCATCTACCGAACCACGCGCGCTTTAAATCTTGCGCCTCGCGTTCCGTGATATTGAGCCCGTAGCCCTTCGCGAACCCTACCAGACCTGACACCCCGAGACCCCCGCTGAGACCAAAGTTTGGTACTTTTGCGAGTTTACGGAGCTTTAAAATTTGAGGGTCTTTCTCTGCTCTCAGTTTGAGCGCTTGTTCATACGACACTCCCGCGAGATCAGCCGCAAGCGCGAGGTGTAAATCACGCCCTTCACTGATCGCTTGAGCCATGTTCGATTGGTAGCCAAGGTTGAGGCACACTTGAGCGAGCGCGACAAGTTCGGCGGTCGAATAATCAGCGCCAACGTACACATACCCCTCACGCGGTCGGAAACATTCTCTGATTCCTCCTGATTGGGGTAATTGTTGAAGGTTGGGTTTTGTACAGCTTGTACGTCCTGACCTCACAAGCACATTCCACCGCGCGTTAATGGGTCTCTCTGTGCCAAGGTCCACAGTCGGGCCAAATGTGCCTAAAATCTTATCAAGTTTGAGCCAATCAGCGAGCTTGATCAGGATGGGTTCATTGCTGTCTTCGAGCACCTCACCTGATACCTGAACCGCGCCTTTTTCGGTGCGAGGTGTAGAGTCTCCGTAGCTTGCCTCTACAATCGCCCTGATCGCCTTCATGTTTCTCTTGATCTTGTTATTGAGTAGCCCAAAATCAATCAATTCACGCTCAAGGACCGCGCGCTTATTTAGGGTCTCTGATCTCCATTGATCGACGCTCTCTTGAGAGGTCCGAAGACCCCACATTTCAAGGTGATGGAGCGCCCACGCCGCGCGTGTTTGGAGATGAAAACTGAACATATAACGGTATTGATCGCGTGTGACGTGCTCAACCTGTGTGAGTCGCTCCTGTTGGAGTTTAAAGATCTGGTGAGTGATCCTCGCGTCCTCTAAAGCGTACTCTTGGGCTTCTCTCGACCATTGATCAAGAGACGTATCGAGAAGCTTTCCGTACTGATATCGAGGACTTTTAGGATCGAGTTTCTGCTCTGTGATGTTGAGACCGAGGAGACCGCGCGCGAGTTGTGCCAGACTGACCCCTTGAGAGATGATCGGGCGCCCGATCTCAGGATGGGTAGACCATCCGTGATAAAGCGTAAATAAGCGCTCATGTATCCCTGTATCCCATACTCTACCCTGATCATAAAGGCGCCAAATCAACGGCGCGAGTGTAGGACGATGACGCACGATCACCGCGAGATCAAAAGCGATATTATGACCGATCAGCCAACCTTCATCAAGGCGCAACCAACGCGACAGGAGATCACAACCCTCATCAGGGCTCAAGAGTTGATGCGCGCGTCCATCGCTCGCGCTCAAACATGCCATGAGTGGCGCCTTGCGCCCTTGTCCGATCAGCTCTGTCTCACAATCAATTGTAAGATTTTGCATGTGAGTTTAACGCGCGGGTGACCAGTGACATTTTGTGAAATCACTCCCGCTTCGGGTCATGATCTGCTCACTGCGGAGATGAACGATCTTGTCGCGTGCGGGTTGCTCTGGTCCTGTGAGCGCTTCCATGAGCTGGCGTCCAAAAGAGCGTGGATCACCTTCAGGATTGATCGCGCATACGAGTGCCTTAATGTTTTGGAGATACGGACGCTCATCAGCCTTCGCGACCCAATCATAACGATTTGGAGTCTCTTCGATCGTCTCAACAGTCGCGATGAACACAGGGCGATTATTGTTTTTAATGCTCTGGATCGTCTTCAGTTGAACAATTTTTACGTTCAAATCAAGGCCTGGTGGCACATACCCGTTGCGCTGTGGTGCGGTGTCCACGTGCTCGAAATTATCCCAGATCGAAGCACCTTGAGCAGACCCTTGATTTTGTCCTTGGTTCGGGAAGTTCGCCGCCTGCGCGGTCTGATTCCATGCGTCATTGTTTTGGTTCCAGTTACTCATTTTCTTTTTTCCCTTTTCAGCGTGTCGCTTTAATCGTGACATCCGCGAGGCTCACGAGAACATGTGAGCAGTGTCGATATAACGGATGAGAGGAGTCAATTGTTACAATATTTTTTGAAAAGAGCCAAGTCTTTTGAGACGCCAAGCGCGCCCCAAGGTGTTTCCATCCTCCGTCATAGGCGATCATGCACATAGGGCGTGAGTGTTTCTCCTCGATGTCAGCGATCCACGGTGCCAGTTCACTCAAAAGATCCACGCTCTCGCCACCTGTAGCGATTGCATCAACAAGAAGCATGGTCGGGGCCTCTTTTACGTCATACTGACCCGTAAAAGGGTGACTCTCCTCTTGAGGCGGCTCAGGTTCGCCTTTTAACCACTCCTCAGCGCTCTTTTGAGGCGTGGGTAGGGGTGCAGGTTCTTTGACGGGTTCAGGGGCGTTTAAAGGCGTTTCTGGAGGTGGCCCTGGAGCCTGTTCTTTTGGCGCGTGGTTCTGCGCGTTAAATGCCGCAAAAAAATCATCTTGGCTCACTGTATCTCTCTCTTTCGTTGGGTCGTTTACTGCGAGCACTCCATAATTGATCTTATGGATCACCTCTAAGCGCTCTTTGTTCGTTTTCATTGTCTCTTTTTTAATGTGTTGAGTGTGCCGCTCGTAAACCTCGCGTGCTTGAGGACTCATGATCGCGGTCAGCTCCTGAACCGCTTGCACAAGATCGGGCGCCTTCATCTGACTCAAGCTCTTATCGTTCCATCTGAAACGAGGCAAACGGCGCGCGGGTTGCTGATCTTCAGGTAGGGGCGCTCGATCAGGTAACCCGTCAGGGGGATTCGCATTCAGATAAGATCTGCCCTCTGGATCAAGATCGCTTTCAATAGTGATCTCTGGGCGGTCCTCGATCATGATCTGATTCGTAGGCCCTAAGCCCCCCTTTAGTGAATCTATGAAATTGTTAACCGTGGCTTGAGAGGGTTCATCGATCTGTATGAGTGCTCTCTGATGCGCGGAACAGTCATCAGCAAACGCACACCGTCCGTATTTATCACAGCTCTGATAATTAGGTTCGACCTCTGACCATTTCAACGCCTCAGAGGTTGATTTTTGAAGCTTCACCTCTTCACCGATCGAGGCAAGAGGTGCCTCTAACTGAGCGCGCGTGAATGTCCGTGAGACAATCGCGGTTCTCGTCGCGCCCTTGGTCGTGCCGTAGTTTAACGTGAACCTCAGAGGCTCACTGAACTCATGACCAAGCGCCCCTTGGAGCGCGACCGCGCTATAAATCACCGCTTGGGTATCTGTCGCCAGATCCTCCTCGGTTTTCATGTATTTGAATGAGCCCGTAGTTTTATGGTCAATGATCTGATTTGTGCTCGGGTCAATCAAATCAATACGTCCACGGACACGCGCGACCCACCCTTCAGGGGTCAGATCAAAACTCTGCTCGACAAGATCAGGTGAGACCGTACCCCCTTTAGGCAGTGCGCGCATCATCGCGCGCGCTGTGCCGTCTGTCGGTGCAACCCCGTTCATGAGCCATTGCTCTAACTGTTCATGGACGCGCGTACCACGTTCGGCGGCGGCTGTGCTTGGTGGACGTTCCCCGAGAACGCTCACTCGGTACCATTTGCGCCGACAGTCGCGAAATGTACTAATCTGGCTCGGCGATGTGGCGCTCCAAGGTTTTCTCTCTGTCACTGTGCGTCATCCCCTCGGTATGTAGGAGGTAGTGTAGAGAGATAAGTCTCGATCAGTGACACCAGAGAGCGCGAGGTGTTCATGATCAGTAGAGGGTTATCGTCTCCCGCGTGATCATTGAGAACCTTGAGTTGACTCCTGATCTCCTCAAGGAGACGAGACCGCGTCTCTTTAATCTGTTTCATTTTCTGCGCTTTCATTGCGTAACCTCATGATTTCACGTTTCAAATACCAGAGCGCCTTATGTAGATCCTCAAGTTCTGAATCCTGGCTCTTTAACCCTGCTCTTGATAAATATTTCACCACGTTCCCGCGATTGAAATTGAGCGCCCACGCCTCTATGATATCGATCGCTTCAATCGTGTCATAACGATAATGAGCAGGGTGATGAACAGTCTCAAGACCATCGTCCTCATCGAGCGCTCTCATGGCTAAAATGAATTCATCTTTCGTCATGTGCTCTCTCCTTCGATAAATGGATTTTACAAAATAGGAGCTTGACTCATGACTTGTCAAGGGTCTATTTCTATAGATTCAACACTGGAAATGAAAGGGGCATTTATGATCCTTAGCGCGCTCCAAGCGAGCTTTTACACACACAATGGATCAGGCCGATACAGCACACCAACAGCGTGGAGAGCAGGTGAACAGCACCCTAACAGACTCATCTCGCTCGGGTTCCGTGACGCATTACAACGCGATTGGAGACAGTCTCCAGGTCATGAAGTCTGGTTGTATCCTCTCGCCGCTCAAGGTGGTCCCGTTCTGAGACCCTCTAAACAGAACAGGCGACTTAATTTTGACATCATCGAGAGAGAGCTAGGGATCACGCTGTTTACAAGCGGAATTTTCATTGATCTAGATGATGAGCCCTCGCACGCGGAACCCCATCTTAGAACAGGTCAAGCGTGGTTTGATCGGGTTGAGTCAAAAACTCAACTCTACAGGAACATGAACGGGTGCTTTTACTATCGCACGCTCAGAGGCGCGCGGATCGGGCTCATCTTTGAACAACCCGTCTCAATCACGACAGGAGACCGCGCGCGGCGCGTGTTCTTTCATCAGTTGACTAAGACTTTTCAAGATGATGATGATGTCGGTGTCGATGGAGGGTCTACAGAGATCACGCGCGGGTTTGCCGCGCCCCTGATCTATAAAAAAGGGGAGCGTATCCCTGACGATTTCCCTCATCTCTATATCAATGATCAGGATATGTCCCTAGAGCACGTTGAGAAGCTCGCGGGTATGTGGTCAGGGCTCTTGAAAGAGATCGGGAATACAGCGCAGGCAGACAGTGAGCGCAGATCCGAGGACGCCCCAAGCGCGAGAGCGCAAAAGGGCGACGAGGATCAAGCATCGCGAACGCCGAAGGGGTCTGAAAAACCCCGTGTCATTATACCGCATAATCTACAGTCTCTGGAGCTCGATCGCACAACACGACATGATCTCTTTCGTGACGCACTCTATAAAATGAGTCATTGGTTACAGCACGAGCCCTGTTTATTAGAGATCGCGGAAGTTCTCGACAGATATCTATGTGATGGGAGACGCACAGAAAAGGGTGAGGCTCTGCGCTATGTCACGGAGATGTTAGACGCGGCGCCGAAACATGAGCTTGATGAGGATCATTCAGCGGTCGCGCCTCCTCCACCGCTCACCCTTCCAGACTTTCCCGACCTCGCGCCCCTGCGGAGAATGTTCTCATTTCCTCGCGATGATCTCTCGATCGCTCAAGCGGTCCTCGATGCGATGGGGGTTGATCCTCTCCCGATCTGGCATGGTGACGGGCTCAGGCAATATAGCCCCGTCACGGGTACATGGAAGATCTACAGGAAACCGCAACTTGAGCAGATCCTCACTAAGCTCGAAGGGGCGCAGGCTGAGAACGCAAAAGGGGAATTTTCACCGATCCCGATCAATATGCAACTGATCAACGGCGCCGTGAACATGATCAAGAGCGTGACTGCATCCAGTGAGAGCGAGACGCCCTTTGACACCGCGCCTATGGGTGTCGTGCTTGGTGAACATTTCATCTGCGCGGGTCAGGCAGGGTTGAAGGTCTCTCCTAAAGATCCGAAGTACTACGCGATCCATCATCTTGACTATCAACTCTCGCCTGAACTGCTGAACTACTGGGATGATGAGGACACAGGACAAGAACCGAGGAAACCTAAGATTTTCATCGATACGTTTCTCAAGCGCTCTCTTCACCGTGACCCTCACGAGGACGAGACCACATACACAGTAGAGGCCGAAGTTAACGCAAAAATCACAACGATAGGTGAGTGGATCGGGCTCGCGCTCCTTGGTCTCTGTACTCGCGAGGCTACAGCGCTTGTATGTTTTGGTGAGGGTAGCAACGGTAAAAGCGTACTGGCCTCACTGATCTCTGATCTGTTCGGCGTTGAGCGTACCGCGCACCTCGCACCGCAGGCAATGAAAGAGCGCTTTTCACGGGCTCAATTGTTCGGCGCCGCTGTCAATGTTGTCTCAGAGATGCCGGAGACTGATCTCTTAGAGTCCGATACACTCAAAGCGATGATCTCAGGTGATGCGATCACCGTAGAACATAAAAATGAAAAACCTTTCAGGATGCGACCAAGGGCCGCCCACTTTTTCGCGGCTAACAAACTACCCGCTTCACGAGATCGCTCTCATGGACTCTGGCGGCGCCTTGTACCTATCGAGTTTCATCACATTTTCTCAGGTCATGAGCGTGATCCTGATCTGCTAGATAAACTCAGATCAGAGTATCATCTCATCGTGCCGTGGGCGCTTGACCTCGCGCGGGTCTACATCGAGCGTCAAGGGTACGCGCATCAAGATTATATCGATATCTGGCGCGGTAACTGGCGCATCGAGACAGACGCGCTCTCGGCATGGATCGCGCTCAAATGTGAGGTGACCCATGAAGACGATCTTATGCCTGCTAAAAAGCTGTGGGAAAAATTCAAGATTTGGGCCGAAGATGTTGGGCAGTCAGGAGCCGCGAAAATGAGCTTGAATGCCTTCTCAAGATCAATCACCGCTCAACCCCATGTGAAAAAGTTCAGGCGGCGTGAAAAAGGTTCTGTTCGTTCGAGTTCCCCCGTGACACAATTTAATATCAAGCTCATAGATGACAACGATGGATTTAACAATGGACATACAACCACCCCAGCACGCACCACTCACTGAAGAGGACCATGCACCGCTTCCGCTCGATCTGGAGCACTACGGACAGATCACCGTTGAGCTGATCCAGAGCTACGGAGATGATCAGACTCCTGTGAAGGCCGCGAGGGTCAGCACTGCGAGCGATTTACGCGCGCCTGATGTGGATCGCGATGTTAAACTCACACGTTACCTGCTCAGACATGGACACACGAGCCCGTTTGAGCACCTCGGGGCGACGTTCATGCTCAAGTGTCCTCTCTTCGTCGCTCGCCAAATCATGAGACATCGTACATTCTCATATAATGAGATGAGTAGACGCTACACAGACGCAGAGATTGAGATCTATCAATTCCCTACGCTCTATACACAGCATGAGAGCGCTCTACAGTGCTCTGATGAGACCGAACCCCTCACGGGTGCAGGGTATCTCAAAGAACAGATCGCGCAGAGCTACAAGGATCAATATGTGCTCTATCATTATCTCTTACGTCGCGGTGTCGCGAGGGAACAAGCGCGAGCTGTACTCCCTCAAGCGACAATGACAAGATTCTATATGACAGGTAATCTTCACAACTGGCTACGATTTATCAAGCTCAGGAACACAGAACACGCTCAATATGAAGCGCGCCTAATCGCTCAAAAGATCTCTGCTCTGCTCTCCGCACAGTTTCCTACTACGATGATGATCGCTCAAGAGGAAATACTTTGAATGTGGATACTACCGAAAAACTTACACACCTCTCACTCTGCACAGGATACGCGGGAATCGATCTCGGACTCGGACGCGCTCTCGGTGATGTGCGAACAGTCGCTTATGTGGAGATCGAAGCCTTCGCCATTGAAAACTTGGTCTCGAAGATTGAAGGGGGATTGCTCGACGTGGCGCCTATTTGGTCGGATCTTAAAAGCTTTCCTTGGTCAGAGTTTCGTGAAAGAGTGGACATTCTCAGTGGAGGCTTCCCTTGTCAACCATTTAGTGTCGCAGGACAACACGCAGGAGACCAAGACCCCCGCCACCTCTGGCCGTACATCGTGCGAGGAATCAGAGAACTGGGACGACCTCCCGTTGTTTTCTTGGAGAATGTCGAAGGCATCATTAGCAGCCGACTCAAGAGTGATCAATGGGCCGACCCTGAAGACACGCCCGTTCTGCTCCATGTCCTCCGAGGTTTGGAGAGGTTGGGTTACAGCGCGACGGCGGGAGTATTCAGCGCGCGTGAAGTTGGCGCCCCCCATAGACGTAAGAGAGTCTTTATCATGGGCGTGCGCTCCGATCTCAGGCAATCAGGACGCGATCTTGTTTCAGGGATGCTTAGAGAGTCAAGACGGGGTTCAGGAATGGAATACCCCACGGGCCGCAATATCGAACGCGCCCGTAGGTGGAGGAGATCCTGCAAAACCAAATTATTGGAGCAGATTAGAGAATCAAGTACAATCTACCCCGCGCCAAGAGGTGCGAAACAGTTCATCTGGGAGCCGCCAAGAGTCACTACCGAAGATCAACCCGCGATGGGTCGAGACCCTGATGGGGTTACGTGTCGGTTGGACTATGCCGAGTTGTGTAGATCCGTGGACAATCGTAGATACGAACTACAACTCCTCGGAAATGGAGTTGTACCCGACACCGCAGAGCGCGCCTTTAGAGTCCTGTGGCGCACAATAGGAGAGATAAACCGATGACCACTCAGGAGACCCTTTTAGCGCTACATAGACGCCTCGTACAAGAGACCCAAGGTCAACCAGCACATGAAGAGAGTAGGGAGCTGTATCAAGAGGTCAAACGCGCCCTCACGAGATCATCACCGATCTCAAAACAGAGTAAAACCGACCTTGAAGGACTCGCGAAGAGGGAAAATCAAAGAAATTAGAAACTTTTTTCTTTAACCTTTTCATGTACTTATAGCCCGTCAGGGTATTTATTTTAAATTTATTTTCAAAAGTGCTTGTGTTCTGTCTCAGTTATGTATATGATCGTTTACATAGAGTGATCGACACTCTGACACACACACCGACCTGATACAGGGTCACCACACTGGAGAATGAACATGAACTTCCTAACTCTTCCGAACTGCGATCTCCCCTCAGATATTCTCAGCGGAGGCTACTACGCTAGAGCAGATCTCCCTGCTCACATTGCTCTTGCCTTCGAGCGTCGTTCGCTTCAGAGTGACGCTCTCATCAACGTTGCTCTCTCTTCCGTCTTCAACACAGCTCCAGTGAGCGACGAATTCTATCTCGATCTTGAAGCTCTCGGCCTCGATCGCGATGACTTCGAGATCAATGATCGGATCGATATCGCTGTTCACATCATGGATGAGAATGGATTTCTCCGAAATTTTGGCTCGACCGACCTCACGATCTTCGTCGATGAGTTCTTGAACGACGGGACGGTCCTTTTCGGGATCACGACTTGGGATCTGTCTCACGGTCGGGTCAACCCTTCGGAGGTCGCTCGCCTTAATAACGAAGCGGTCGTTGCTTACTGTAATGGAGAGACCGATGAGGTCCCAGCCTGTCTCGTCGAAAGGCTGAGTCAGCTCGGCTCGCTGAGTGAGGCTCCCAAGCCCGAACCTAAGACCGAGACCGAGACCGAGACCGTAACTGAGACTGAGACCGTTACACTTGAGCGACGCAATCCGGAGGAGGAGCTTGAACTCGTCCAGACCATCAATAAAGCTTGCTACATGCAAAGCGCCCAAACTCGCGGCCTCGCTTGTTATGATGACTTTGTTGAGGAGTATTTCGGAGATTGGATTTCAGTACTTGATGACGCGGTAGGTGGTCTTGGTGACTATATCAACTACACTTTGTTCAGCACTCGCCGCGATCTTCAGGCTAAAAGGACTTTACAAAAGGCATACGATAAAGGAATGCGTAAACTTGATAAGTATTGCGGCACAGAAGGTTGAAAGGCGTCACAGGTCTTTAAGACTTGGATTCGTGCGAGGGCTTCAAGGTCCTGACCTCATAAGCGAGGTATCAACACAACAGACCCAAGACACACAACAGGGTCCAACACACTGGAGAAATATCGATGAAATATCGTTACATCATCACTAAAGATCACAGGACGGGTCAAGATACCTTGTTCTCTGACGCGGTAGGGCTTCAAGGTCCTGCCGACACGACATTGACCGTAAAAGAGGCCCATGATCTCCCTACTCATTCTTTCACCGTGTACAGCAAGCGCGGCGCTCAATATGAAGGTAAGGTTGTAGGCATTGTCAAACCTCGCGCCCTGCTCAGTAACTTTAAGGGGTGTACATCCATCTCAATCAATGACGGTAAGAGGGTCCACAAAGCGACCCCGAACAAGCGCCCTAAGACCGTTTATGAGATCCGTCTCTCTTCTCGCGAGGGGGATCTCTGGACCTTTTCGCTCAAGCAAGTGGATCAGGCTCTCGCAACATATCGAGATCTCAAGATCAAAGACCTCTCTCCTACATGGACAGTGTACAAGAGACGGAAACTCAAAGGGTACGGAACTGGGAGGGTTGAATTTTTTGGAGAGTATCTCGATGATCTCCCTAAGTATGTCAAGCGCGCGCTGACCAAGACACACCCTGACCTCATCAGCTACTTGCAACTTGATTACAGGCTTCTCAACCCTGACGATTAAGAGAACATGATACAGCTCGACCTCTTTAACACTGACCAGCTCGAGAAGGTCTCTCGACACACCGCGCGCGCCTTCTATGATGAGCATCATTATCTAGGCGGGTGCGGTAACGCCTTTATGTCTTACGCTCAGTATGTTGATGGGCGCCTTGTCGCGTGTGTCTCGTTCGCGACCCCCGCCGCTCCTAACGTGAGGCGCGCGTGGTTCGGTGACTTGGCCCCTCATGTCTTTGAGTTGGTGCGCCTCGCGATCGCTCCTGACTCTGGGGTTATCGCGTCTCAGTTCGTCTCGCGCGCGGTCAAGGTTTGGACTTCAGAGCGCGCGCGCCGTGACATGATCCCCTGCTACGCCCTGATCTCTTACGCTGACATGAGCGAGGACCATCACGGGGGCGTGTATCAAGCGATGAGTTGGCTCTACTGCGGAGTGAGCGAGAGCTCGAGCGGGTTCATCGACGCCAACGGGAGACAGCGACACAGGCGCACAAACGGCGCTAACATGACCAGTGCGCAGGCGTCCTCGCTAGGGCTCCGCGCTGTGAAGACAGGTGAGAAGCACAGATACCTGAAGTTGTTAGGGCCAAAGCGCAAGAGAGACGCGATGAAGCGCGCGCTGTGTTATCCGCTCTCCCCATATCCAAAACCTGACCAAGCGTGATACCATGACCCCCTGACATCCACACCTCGGGGGGATCATGAGCAAAGCTCCGATCATGCGCGAGAGACGCCTCGCGATTGTTCTTTTAGATCTCATCGGTTCAACGGCCTTCGTTCAGAAAGTCGGACCGATGAAAGCCGCGTCTTGGTTACAGTATCATGATCGTCTCACACGCTCGCTCATGTACAAGTTTAGTGGGAGAGAGATTGATCGGAGTGACGGTTTCCTGCTCTCATTCAATCGCCCCATCGATGCGGTAAACTTCGCCCTCCATTATCAGATCACGATCCCCATCAAGATCAGGCTCAATACACGGATCGGGGTTCATGTCGGTGACGTTGTGGAGGTGACTCAGAACGAGCTTGAGATCATGGGCGGGGCAAAGCCGGTTGAGCTTGAAGGGGTTGCAAAAAACATTGCCGCGCGCACTATGTCTCTCTGCGGATCTGGTCAAGTGCTCCTGACTCAAGATGCCTTCAGGGCGATCAAAGACATGACGAATTATGACACGCCAAGAGGCACGCGCTACGCGGTCGCAGGTCTCTATCAATTTAAAGGCGTCAAGCGTCCTGTGACTGTCTACTGTGTCGGGATCACTACCGAGAGCCTGCAACCCCCTGAAGGTTCAGAGAAGGCGCGCAGGCTCGGAGGGCCTAAACGCATCAAGAGTCATCTTCGCCACATGCGAGCGCGTGAGCTGTTCCTCTGGATCTTCTATCGGTTCGCTCTCATCAACCTGGTCTATCTCCTCTTTCTCTTCTTCAACTTCATCCGTAAACCAAGCGCGCGCGAGATATGGGGCCTTGATCATCCCCCTTGGTCATGGATAGAGTATGTCGTTAGTTTGACCACCTTCATTCTCACTGGAGAGCGCCCGTGACTGAACCAGAGACCCAACAAGACCCTGATGAGGATCAAGCGCCCCCCTCACTCACTGAGATCAAAGCGCGGCGCGGGTGGCTGTTCAGTGTCATCTATCTCGCCCTCATCCTGCTCCTGATCATCTTTCTCGCCAAGGTCGAGATCAATAAGGATAATCGTGATGTGTTGGTTGGGATTCTGGGCGTGCTCACGGGCTCGATCTCTGCCATGATCGCCGTAGCCTCTGGACGGGACCCCGCAGAGATTGAAGAGTTAAAAGATCGTCTATCTGCTCAAGAGGCAGATCGAAGCGCACTCATCGCACGTCTCAGAGATGCACAGATCTCTCTTCAACTTAAAAATGATCAACTCTCTCAACTGCAGACGCTCATGATTCAAGAACTTGCTCGATTCAGAGATCTACAGACACTCACCGAGGATCAGGTAGAACTCGATGAAAAGGTTGAGACGTGGTTACCTGATCAAGATTGAGTAAGATTAGTGGGAAACCGACCGCGCGAACCCTAAACACTGGAGAAAGCACAGCCCACGCGGTCAAATTTCCCGACACACACCTATAATATACCCCGTTCATTTCGGGCTTAAAAGATTATTTTAAATTTATTTTAAAAAGTGCTTGCGTTGTGTCTCAGTTATGTATATGATCGTTTACATAGAGTGGTTGATCACTCTGACACACACACCGACCCGATACAGGGTCACCACACTGGAGAATGAATATGTCACAGGATGTTAAAGTAACTTTCGGCTCAATCACAATCAATACCCAAACCTTTAACAAGCAGATCTCTCGTATCGGTCTGTTACCTTGGGGTGATCTCTTCCCTATGACCGATGATCAGGTTCATGAGGCGCTTACAGGTCTCACGGGCATTAACACCATCTCTGACCTTGAGGCGCTCGCTGATTGGGCGTGTCTCAATCAACCCTCAATGAGCTTTGACTTTCCAAAAGAGGACCGTCTCAAGGCCCTGCTCGGTGCGCTTCGTTGGGAGTACATCACCATCAGTTGAAAGGCGTCACAGGTCGAGAGACTTGGATTCGTGCGAGGGCTTCAAGGTCCTGACCTCGTAAGAGAGGTATCAACACACACAAGAGCCTGCAAAGGTTCAACACACACTGGAGAATGAACATGTCACAAGACAACATCACAACAATCGAAAACCAGATTCAACAGATCAAAGATCTTTACCTGGCTGGCGTCCTCAGTGCTGATGACTACTTCAAGTATCTCAACAGTCTTCAAGACCAAAAGGACAAGATCGAGCGCGCTCAAATGCCTGTTGATCCCTCTATCCCTAAAGTGGGCGATATTCTGTTCTCTTCATGGGGTTACTCGATGACCATCGTGGGCTTCTATAAGGTGGTCAAGGTCTCTCCCTCTGGTAAGTCTGTCTCTGTACAGAAGCTTGAGAATGAAGTGGTTGAAGGTGAAGCAGGTTATGACGGTTATGTTGTCCCTTCTGACTGTGAAGAGAGCGGCAGTGATACCTATTTTAAAAATAAGAGGATCACGCCCTATGGCGCAGGCTACCAGATCAAGGTTGACAGTTCTGAGTATGCATCGACTTGGGACGGGCGAAAGAAATACTTTAACTTCATGGATTGAGGTGGTACTCTACATTTGCACAAAGCAGGTGTCTAGTTGGGGGGTAAAACTCTCGCTAGGCACTCTCGCAAAGCTCTAGTTTCATCTTTATCTAATAGACGGCTTTGGAAGTTTCATTATAGCTTTTCCTGCTCCCTCATATAAAGGTAAATTCAATAAGTTCTCAGTTGAACAATGCGTGGGTTGTGGGTATTGGAAATAGTGTAAGTTTTTAGCCGCAACAAAAAATAACCTTCTCCGCTTTTGAGGAACACCATAATCTGCGGCCATTAGCTCTCTATGTGAGACATCATAACCAATGTCTTGGAAAGAACTATATATTTCCTCAATCATATTTACATTTTTGACTTGAGCTAAACCATAAACGTTTTCCATAACAACAATTTCAGGTTTTAACTTATCAACTTGTTCAATATAATCTCGGTAAAGGATACCTAGAGGATCATTAGTCGCTTTTTGCTTACCCGCCACACTGAATGGTTGACAAGGAGGTCCCCCAATTATAATATCTGGATTACCTCCTATCACATCTTTGACTAAATTTGGATCTAGCTCTGTGATATCCGCTCTATGAAAATTCCACTCAGGTCGATTGTGCTGAATAGTCGACTCAGCCCATTTTTCAATATCTGTGGAGAAATGGGTTTCAAACTGTATGAACTCATCAGAAGCTTGTTCAAAGCCAAGGTCTAATCCTCCAGCTCCAGTAAAATATGAAGCAATTTTCAGAATTCCGCTTTTGTTAAGTCTTTCAAAATACTTTGCGACTCTCTTAGCTAACTCTCTAGCAAGACCTACTGGAACAGCATTACCGATTTGTTTTTGAACTTGTCCTAATGTACCTTTAAATTCATAATCGATAGGAAAATCTTGAAGTACAGCGGCTTCTCTCGGTGTTATGTACCTATTTTCAGTAGGATGAACAAATTTATTAAAAATATAAGCTGTTACAGTTAGAGAGGGTTTGTCCTCCTCTAATCTCAACAACCTCATATTTGGACCGCCAGTTTTTTTATCTCCTTTACGGATAAAACTTTTATGCTGTAGATGCTCAGGAAGATCTCCCATTTTTCCACCTGGTGGCAAATGTTTCATTCTTTCAAGCACAATGCCAGTATACTCTCTGGTTTGGTGGTTAGGCAGTGTCATAATGTAATGTGCCTCAAAAGTGGCTGTTCTAATGTAATAATAAAATCAAAAACTCTACGTAAGTCTTCCTTATAGATAACGTCTCCGTTAGAAGTTTCCATGATATCACTCTCGAGGCCCCAAAGCATATTTTCAAATGGAGAGACGTAATCATTTTTATGTCTATAAGCAGGAAGGTTAGAAATAATTGCAGTCTTGATGTTTGAGTTACTTTTGACTTCAGTACCTATCTTTATCGTTTGGTAGATCCCCTTTTTAATATCATCCGTTCTGTCTATTCCTGCACTAGTCTTACTATCGCTAATAGACTTATTCTTTGGCCAACCGTCATCTCTCCACCGGCAAGTTTTGGGATGATCTAGGGCTTTTTTATATATCTATCATGACGGTCTCAACATTATACTGCGCCAGATACTCTATCCCCTGCGTTGCATACGAGCCTTCAGGCACATAGACCGCGTGAATCCCTGCGTGATAGATCGCGCGCGCACAGGATAAACATGGTGACGTGGTACAGATCATGATCGCGCCCTTGGTCGAGGAGCCCTGGCGCGCCGCGTTGAAGATCGCGTTTTGTTCTGCGTGATAACATCCAACATCGTTCTGAGTCCCTGAAGTGATCTGGAGCCTCTCACGTTCACAGTGATCTCCTCCACACACTTTCGGACCTCTTCTTGGTGGTCCGTTGTACCCGTCTGAGATGACCGCGAGCGTGTCAGGTGAGATGATCAAGGCCGCGACCTTGCGTCTGACACATGAAGAGAGCTGAGAGAGGGCGAGCGCTTGTGATAATCTCGCGTGAATCTGTCTCGTTTTCATGTCCTGAACCTTTATCTATAACCAAAGGTTATAGATAATATTTTCGGACTTGTCAAGAGGGTTTAAAATGTGTGCACGATTTTCCAAATGTGTGCACGATCTCTAAAAAATCCCGTACACACTTAAGTTACTGTAAAACAACAGGAAATAGGATGTTTCGAAAATAGTGTGTGCAGGTTTTTAAAAATCCCGTACACACTTAAGTTATTGAAATACATAGATAAAGAGAGAGTGTGTGCAGGATATTGGTAAAATCGCAAACTCTTACACGAGAGAATTAAGTTTTAGAAGAGGATCTGTGACCAGAAAAGGTAAAAAAGAGGATAAATATACGCGCATATATATAAGGAGTTGACGTAAAATCGTGCACACATTTGAAAAAGGGGTGTTTTCTTGTTATTTTACAATACTTTAAGTGTGTACGGGATTTTTAAAATCCTGCACACATCGCGTACACACTTGTTTACAAAAGGCGAAAAACCTAACAAGTACAGTACTTTAAGTGTGTACGGGATTTTTTAGCATATCCTGTACACATGTTTGAGAGGAGATGATGTACACTTGAGGGGATGACGAGAGGATAAAATATGAAACCATCCCCATATCGAGGACCGAGAAGCCAACCCCGATCAAAATCAAGCGCACCCTCTGAGGCAGATATTCAGAAAGCGCTTGTGAGATATCTGGATGATGCTCACTTACTATGGACTGCGACAGCCAACGGGGGCAAACGAGATAAGAGGACCGCCGCAAGCTTGAAAGCTCAAGGGGTCAAGGCAGGAGTACCCGATATTTTAATTTTTACCCCTCCCCCTTCAGGGATCGGTACAGGGCTCGCGCTTGAGCTGAAACGTCCTCAAGGATTCGGTAAAGCGCGCGGAAGAGTGTCCGCTCATCAGAGAGTGTGGCTAGAGGAGCTTCGCGCGATCGGGTGGCGCGCTGAGGTTGCCTACGGACTGCAACACGCTCTTGAGATCTTATCCAGCGCGGGTTATGATCTTGATCTCGATTCACACACAGGAGAAATCAATGATCATCACGACAACGATTGAGCGCTTGATCAGCTTGCTCTGTCTCATCAGCGTGAACTCAATCGCTGAACAGTATTCATCGCCGAGCGCCCAACGGCGATATTTAACCCGTTACGCTCCTCAAGCTCACTTGACATGTACGCGGGTCGCTCAACGCGCACATGAGCAGGAGACTGATATTTATGAGGCCATTTCCATATCATGGAAAGAGAGCTTTCACCGTGAGCACATGAGAGGAGGCGCGGGAGAGCGTGGACCTCTTCAGGCGATCCCTAAATATTGGTCGCGGTCACATGATCAGGATTACATTGATGCAGGTCTGAGGGCGTGGAGGTACTATCGATCTCAATCAGGGTCCACCCAAGAGGCCGCAGGGCGATATAATGGCGCAGGGGTACAGAGTCCTTACGCGCGCAAGGTCACCTCTCATCAACAGTTATTAAAGGAGCGCACGCGATGGATCACGACTCCTTGAGATTAAATCAGTGTGGGGTCAATGATGAGCGTTGATGTAGAGCGCTCGCTTGAGATCTTCGATGAGCTGAAGAGGTGCAAGGGCGCCACACGCGCACATAAAGCGATCTGGAAGCGGCTTCTCACAGGTCAATGGTACGAGGCACTTGAGCTTGCTAGGGCGAACAGCCTGACGGGATCAAAGACCGCCGTAGGGCTCGCGCGGATCATGTGCGAGATCTACCGATCGCGGCGCAGTAGTAAAGCGCGCGTCACCTCGATCATGTCCTACGTTGAGGAGATGGTGAGTGAGGCTGAGTCGGGGCTCCATATCAGAGAGATCCTGTCTCCGCTCGCGGATCAATGGAGCCTGGTACCTAACCCCGATCAGGGGAGATTTACTCGTGCTCAGAAGAAGAAGAGAGAGAAGAGTAAACAGGAAGTGAGAGCGCACAGGGAACGGGAGAGGAAACGGGAACAGGTGGGGGAAAAGGTGGGGGAAAAGGAACAGCTAGAGGGAGGGGGGGAATCTTGCGCGGATCGGCCCTCGCGCCCACCTACGCTCCCGCGCGCGAGGGGCGCCGAGAACACCGCGCCCGTGGAGGTTGAGAGGGTGCTCATCGCGCCTGCTTCTGATCCGTATTACAGACATCAACCGCTCGTAGATCTAGCTCAGGGGATCGCGCGCGAGTTACCTCCTCCTGACCTTCCAGATTTCCCGATACGTCAAGAGTTCACGGGGCGCGCGCCTTCAACGACCCGCGCCGCGTGGATCGCATACGTTGATGAGGTGGCGCGAAGGTGGCCTGCGCCCCTAAACGCTCATGACCTGAACAAAATTACAGGCGCACCTGTACGTTGGACGCAACAAATAATCAAGGATTGGCGAGCACTCTTGGAACGTGGGATCACTGAAGATCAACGACGCTCAATGGCCCTAGCGCTGAGTGCAGAGGCTGAGGCGATCGCGCGTGAGGCGCTTGCACTTGTCCAAAGCTCAGGGGATGAGAGACTGAAGGCGGCAGGGCTAAAGCTCGCGCTCGATTCACTGGCGCGTAGACAGTCGCTCATCGGTGCGGATAAGATCAATTTGGAGGCGCGTGTCGAGGTCAGCTCTGGATCATGGACAGATCACGCGGCGGCGGCAGGATTAACGGGCGATGAGCTGAGACAGATCGGTGATATAGCAAGCCGAGCGATCAGCAGAGAGAGCCAAGATGAGGAAAAATAAAACACTGAAATCCTAACATTCGATATTCACACATTACCGAATGTTAGGATTTCAGGAAAATATAAAACGGAGAAAAGAGCATGATCAAAACAACGGACATACACACGCTAGAACCCGTCAAGCGGCCCGTAGGCAGACCCCGAAAACAGCGCACGCAGACACCCGAGGAGCGGCGCGCATACATGAGAGCGTATCAAGCGACCCCTGAGCGAAGAGAGCGAGCGCGACAGTATCAAGCGCGGAGACGCGCCCAGGAGACACCTGAGGAACGTGAGGACAGGCTGGCCTACGATCGTCTACGTCAGCGCCTTAAACGTGAATCTGAGACGCCTGAAGAGCGCGAGGAGAGACTAGTTAAACAACGCGCACGCTATCGAGAGCAGAGATCGAGGGAGACACCCGAAGAGAGGGCGGCCCGTCTCACGTATGAGCGCGAGATCCGAGCGCTGAGAAAGAGATCTTGAGATGTGGAGTCATTTAGCGAACTGCCACGGCGAGTGGACAGCGCTCTTGAGCGCGCTCCCTGTGATCGCGTATGTGATCGCGAGACTACGATGTAAAAGCACCTCGCGAGGGCTCACCTCAGACCCTCGCGAGGCGTCCGAAGGTCAGGGAGATGATAACACCTGAGCGCGTCCAAGCTCAAGCGCCGCTTGCGCGATCTCAGACATCGAGAGACCCTCACGATCAGCCAGTTCATAGATCCATTGATCGATCCACGAGGGGATAGGGAGCGGCGCGGTGTGTTTCCATGCTCCTGCATCACGTTCAGGCATCGCGGCGCCTTGGTCAATCTCGCGAAGCCCTCGCAAGATGAGGGCGCGTGCAATCGAGACGCGAGAGATGGACCCAGAGACCCGTTGACATGCGAGATCAGGCATTTTGAGGAGTAGGGGGAACATGTCAGAATCAGAGGGATACGCAACCCTCACTTGACATCGGGTGACGTGTTTAGTGATCCGATCAGCGCTCATGGGACACCTGCTCGATCAGATTGAGGCCCCTGTGAGGTCCAACGGATCGACACCACCGCTCACCTGCGAGATAATGAACGTGAGCAGGCGCGGCGCATCCATAGACGAGCTGAGCGCGCGTGTCAGGGTCGAGGGTCATGAAGCGCTCCGCGCATTGTTCGAGGGGGGAGATCGGAGCGCTGAGAGACGCGACCGCGTGAAGGAGGCCGCCGATGATGAGACAGAGTGCGAGCGCGGAAACGAGCGCATCGCGTATGAGTTTGCGTTCAATGGGGTGCATGAGAGGAGACCTCCAGAGGGTTGAGAGAGAGCATAGTATCGCGACCCGCAGGCGCCCAATATGCACCCGCCCATAGTTTAGAGAGCGCGAGTTCACATTCAAGATCACCTGCGTTATCATGGGCGTACTCAGACCACGTGCATGTGAGCTGATCAACTCCATCGTAGACGTAGATGATGAGGTCACGCTGTAGGCGATCGGAGAGCGCGAGGATAGAGCGCTCGATGACCTCTTGATGAGCAGGAGAGCGTTCGCGGCGAAGAGAGACGAGGGCCGAGGCGCGAGTAGTGAGGACATGAGGGGGAACCTGCCAAGACCACCACTCACCGATCAGGGAATGGATCGCGCAGGTGAACGCCCACCGAGCGCAACCATCATCTTGATCAAGCGCGCGGTCATAGATCTTGAGGACATGATCAACGGTCATGTTAATACCTCTCCAATCGGAAACCTTGAGAGTTTTGAGAGACAAAATCTCCGTATTGATCAGCGATAGCGTGAGCAATACCAGAGAAAGTTTTACTGCGTATCTTGCGGCGCTCTGTACTGGGATCTTTTGATTTCTTAGCATCCATAAATGCGTTATAGCTGAACATGCTCATTCTTTTACCTGACTTGAAGGTGTAAAATTCCCCTTTGCCCACTATATTCGTGGGCTGTAATGAGGGGAGGTTTTTAAGCCATAAGCAGGTCGTTTTTGTCGCTTCGTGACCAAACTGCCACGGTTGAAGAATACAGTCAGGCCGTCTGTATTGAGTCGAGAGTACAGATACAGGGTTCTCTAGAGCGATGTACGGGATGGGAGCACTCATCATTTTAATAAAAAACTCCACAGCCTCTTTCTGTTGAGCTTTCCTGCGGGGAAAGCGTGGGTGGGGTCTTCGGTGCTGTGTGGGGAGGTTTTTATCATCAGGATGATAGAGCCACCTTGCCCCGCTAGTTGCTAAATATGTGCAGGGGGGGTGACCAATTAAAAGATCCCAAGACAGGCCATGATAACCATCTAAAACATTAAAAGCGTCATCGATGATATGGTATTCGGGCAGGGGGCCACTACACTCAATAAGATCACAGCTAAAAGCATTGAATCCACGTTCACGGAAAGCGCATGTGATAGCCTGTGATTCCTCACATGCCACGAGCACGTTAATTTCCTGATGAGGTTTCACAGAGACCCCCGATCACGACGAGCGCGAGCGATGAGGGCGATGAGGCGCACAGCGCCACGAGCGAGAGAGAAGCGATTGATCGGTTCGCTGACCTTCTCAGCGAGATCAACTACATTGAGCGCGGAAACTTCAAGATCAGTGATCGAGGGGCCTTGGTCGAGGACCACGGGCTTGAGGTCGTAGCAGGTCGGGTATTTATCAGATTGACACATAATGAGATCCTTTTAATTCTGACCTAAGAAGAGATTATTTATTTCTAGTCTTTTTTTGTTACGGGTAACACGATCCTCTAGGGATTGGGGGTCAGTAACTTCAAAGCGAACAGGAGCGAGACGAAGCGCGTCTGTATATGAATGGAAAGCGAAGATCTTTGAGCCTTCGCCAGTATCTTTATGTAGATACCAAGCGACCAATAACGACCGAACAGGCGCGGTAAACTCAATGTCTGAGAGGGGCAATTGATCGTCGTCAAGGATTCGATAGTGGATCTCGTTTGATTCGACGATTTTATAAATCTCCTGAACTTCTGCTTGAATTGCTTTCAAGCCTTCAATCATTTTCAATCGAGGCCCTTTAAGACCAAAGTAACATTTGCAGTCAGCGAGCTTCCAGTCAGCGAGCTTCCCGATAGGATGAAGCGGTTTCCAAGGGCGGCGACCCCAAACACCTCTCCATGACTCCCACATCGCAAGGTCAGCCAAGACCCCCAGTAGGTCACTATTAACTCTTTGGACTATAGTAATATCCAAGGACCTATCTTCAGAGAACCTGAAGAAGTCAACAAAGAAAGGTGTGCTTTGTCGAGCTTCTAGCATGGGGAATTTTTTAAGGTCGAGGGTGATCGGTTTGAGATAGGGAGGTGTAGGGGTGAGATACTTCTGACACATTACATTCTCCAGTGTGTGTGAGGGGATCAGTGAGAGTCGGCGATAGAGGTCCAAGCCTTGGAGCCTCGATCAAGAGCGCGAATAGTGCGCTTCTTACCATTGATAAAGATGGGGCATGAGTAGCGAACCCATTTACAGCTTACGCTCATGAACTGTTGAGCATCGACCGCCTGGCCGTCGAGGAACCCGAAGAGGCGAAATGTGAAGCGGTCCTCCATCTGGCGACGAGATGATGCGCTTGAGGGGGGATATTTGGGATTGATCGCGCGAGCATCAAGGTGAGCCTCGATAAAGCTCTTGAGCTGATGATCCTCGATGGTGACGGGCTCAAGATCAGTGACCTCAAGGCGAGCATCAAGGGGAAGGGCGAGCGCATCTTTACGAGATGCATACGCATAGATCTTTGAGCCTTTGGTCATCTTCCAAGATCGCGCGACCTTGAGAGAGCGCGTGGGTTGTGTGAGGGGGTGATCGTTGTCAAGAATTCGGTAGTGAATCATGAATATTTCTCCAGTGTGTGTGTTGGACCCTGTATCGG